CTTTTGGACAAAACGATTCGTCACGTAATGACGCCACGTGGGGGTATCTCACGCCTGTTCGCTTGGCGAGCGTTGCCACACAGGAAAGCTTGGTGACTGTCAATCACCATACAGTGAATCCAGGGTGACGCCTGGTGTCAGCTGACAACAGCTGGTCACTGCAGCTGGCAGTACATTGACCCGCTTAGGAGGTGTTTCATGCATCTGCGTGCGAGAGCCGGGATTGATGATCTCGGACCCTATCTCAGCCGAGGTAACGACGCTAAGGTTGCCAAGGCAATCGCTTCGCTCAGCAGGGCTGTTGAGACTGTCTCCGTTGACTATTCGATGGAGCGTGCCTTAGGAGACCTGTCATCTGAGCTTGTGCCGGAAAGGGACAATCGGAGTGTCACCGACCCTGAATGGGTGGAGAAAGGGATTGCCGCCTACGGGTGCCCTATTCATCCCACCAGCACAGAGAAATCCTTCGACGGACGAGACGGACAACATCAGCCGGAGCAGTCAGCCGGAGTCCCCGTTTTCACAGTCAGTGGACACGGAGAATGCTCGTGCCGACGCACACGACGTGAAGTTTCTCGAACCGATGATCGAGGAACTCGACGAGGGCGAAGTTCTAGTGAGCAACAAGCACGGAACTCGTCGCGTCAGGGTGGCTCAGGACATGTCGGGCCTGGACATGTATCTGATGACTTTGTCGCACCTCACGGGAGAGTTGCACTGGCCTCTGGACAGGTACATCGTCCATTGCGAGCCGTGGGTACAACACGACCCTACGAAACCGGCGCCTACAAAGGAGCCATTCGTGCGGTCTATGACTCTGCAGGTACTAAAGCCAGAGGGAAGTTACCTCTCAGCGTGGCTGAAGTTGTGGAGCATCATATCCTGCGTAGCTCTTATGCTGGCGCTCCTTTCTTTCGCCGCAATGAATTTGTCCTGGATGCCGGCGCACGACTGGCTGAACGGATTATTCGAGACGGCAGGGGATTTGATCCCTATGTTTTTGGTCGTCGAGTGCAGCCTGGTAATTCTGGTCCAAAAACTAGGCTCGTATGGATGGCTCCGCTTCCTACGACTATTGTGGGGACGCGTTACTCTAAACGCGTATTGGAGGCGCTCTCTCGCCGGAGGCCATTCGTCTGGGGACTTCGAGGACATGAACAGGGCGCCATCATATCGGAAATCGAAGCGCGGTTCCGGTACGTCTACTCGTTAGACTTCTCGAAGTTCGACTCGACGGTTCCAGCTCGCATGATCGATGACGCTTTCCGTGTGGCACGGACGCATCTTGATCTTGATGAAAACGAGTTGGGTGTGTGGAGAAGGTACGTGAACGACTTCATTCACTCACGCATTATTGCTCCAGATGGACGGGTCTATCAAAAACACAAAGGTGTTCCTAGTGGTAGCGCTTTTACTTCCATTATCGACTCAATAGTGAATTTGATTCTCGTCTCGTACATGTGGGAGAAAGTGACGGGTCACAGCCTTCCGCATGACCGCGTGCTCGTAATGGGTGACGACGTTATCGTGGGCTCGAACAGCAGGCTTTCGCTTGCTCAACTCGCGTCCGCGGCGAGTGATCTGGGGTTCGTCCTTAGCGTAGAGAAATCTACGATAACGGACAAGTCACGTGAGTCCAAGAAGTTCGATGACAACAGGACGCACTTCTTGGGGCACTGGTGGATGCACAGCCAGCCTCACCGTCCAGAGAAGGAAATTCTTCAAAGGATGCTTTACCCGGAGAGGCATCGCAAGAGGGGTCCCGCTGAACACCTCGTGCGAATACTCGGCTACGCAGGTACGTGCGTAGAGGGCAGATCGATCATGGTGAAAATGTTTCCTCATCAGGATTTGATCCAGTCCTACATGATGGTGGCTGATGCTATGCGCAGGGCCGGTTGGAGCGAAGACGTTGTTTCAGATGCTGACTTGCCAGGTCAGTTGAGACAGAAGCGACGGATTCTAGGAGAAGAGGTCGAG